TCCCTATTATCGCGCGTTTTTTAGCCCATCCTGACCATGGCAGTTCGAGCAGACCAGAAAAAACGCACTGACGCAGCCAAGGCCCGCTATGACGACATCAAGCGTAGGACCGGGGAACGCTCGCGCATTGTCGGTGCAGCCGGCCGCGACATCGGTTCCATCCCGCCGGTCAAAGACAAGAAGCGGCGCGAATCCTGCCGCAAAGATTTCCGCAAGTTCTGCGAAGTCTACGGGGCTGAATCCTTCCCGTTGGCGTGGTCTGCGGACCACCTGACGGCGATAGGCAAGATTGAAGGAGCCGTGCTGCGCGGCGAGTTGTTCGCCTTCGCCATGCCCCGTGGTTCCGGCAAAAGCACGCTCTGCGAATGGGCCTGCCTGTGGGCCATGCTCTACGGGCATCGTCCGTTCGTGATGCTCATCGGGTCCGACCAGGCTATTGCCTGCCAGATGCTGGACAGCATCAAGAGCCACCTAGAACAAAACGACCTGCTGCTCGAGGACTTCCCGTCGGCGGCGTTCCCGGTGCGGGCGCTGGAGGGGATCACGGCCCGCGCTCGCGGGCAAACCTCTGCCGGTGAGCCTACGCACATCGAGTGGACCGCCGACCAGATCACGCTGCCGTGGGTTGCTAAGGCTGAATCTGCTGGAGCCTGCGTGCGGGTGGCTGGCATCACGGGCCGCATCCGTGGCATCAAGCACACCCGCCCTGACGGTAAGACGGTGCGGCCGTCACTGGTGCTGATTGACGATCCGCAGACAGACGAATCAGCCGGTAGCCCAGCCCAGTGCGCCACGCGGGAAAAGATCCTGTCCGGTGCGATCCTGGGCCTTGCCGGGCCGGGCGCGAAAATCGCCGGGCTCACGACCATCACGGTCATTCGGCCCGATGACCTAGCCGACCGTCTGCTTGATCGGTCGAAACATCCAAGCTGGCAGGGTGAGCGGACGAAGTTGGTCTACGAATGGCCGACCGCCGAAGAACTGTGGAGCCAGTACGCAGAACTGCGGCGCGAGGGCCAGCGGAACGGTACAGGGACCGCTGCGGCGGATGACTTCTACCGCGCTAACCAGACTGCGATGGACGCCGGGGCGCGTGTGGCGTGGCCGGAACGGCGGAACGCTGACGAACTCACGGCGATCCATCACGCCTGGAACCTGCGGATTGACCGTGGCGAATCGGCTTTCATGGCCGAGTACCAGAATCAGCCGCTCGCGGATGACATTGCCAGCGACAAGTTGGACAAGCGGTCGTTGGCGCTACGGGCAACAAACGTAGAGCGTGGCGTGGTGCCGCTTGACCACCAGACGCTGACAGCGTTTGTGGACGTGCAGGAAAAACTCCTGTTCTGGCTAGTGGCTTCGTGGAATCAGTCGTTCGGCGGTCACGTCGTGGCCTACGGCACGTACCCTGACCAAGCGTCATCGTTCTTTGAAGCGAAACACGCCAAGCGGACGTTGTCACTGGCGGCGAAGGGGGCTGGGTTCGAGGCGTCCCTACACGCTGGTTTGGAGTCCGTCACGCAGCTGCTGCTGGGGCGTGATTGGAAGCGGGAAGACGGGGCCGCCATGCGGATCGGCCAACTGATGATCGACGCCAACTGGGGGCAGAGCACGTCAACCGTTCGCACATTCTGCCGCCGGTCGCCGTTCGCCGGCAGCGTGCTGCCCAGTCACGGCAAAGGCATCGGTGCATCAAGCCAGCCGATTGGCGAGAAGAAGGGGCGTGGCGACCGCATCGGCATCAACTGGAAAGTTGGGCAAATATCCGAAGGGCAGCGGTCCTGCCTCTATGACACCAACTTTTGGAAAACATTCTGCGCCGCCCGCCTGCGGTTGCAGCTGGGCGATCCCGAAGCGATTGCGTTTCATGCCGGTGAACACGAATTGCTGTTTGAACATCTAACCGCTGAATACCCAGTGCGGACAGAGGCGCGCGGGCGAGTCGTGGACGAATGGAAGATGGCGGGCCGCGACAACCACTGGCTCGACTGCCTAGTTGGTGCCGCTGTGTCTGCGTCGATTGCAGGCGTGCAGCCCGTGGCTACCGAGGCTGGCGGCAGGCGGCGCAAGAAGGTTGAGATTCCTGCCAGCGGTTCCGGCAAGCGAGTAATCACGCTGAAGCGTCTTGGCACGTAGCCACACCCCCTGCCGGTGAGCCTTGCCGTTCGTCTACCGTCGCCGGTATGAGCGACGAACTGCGCGACAAGATTTCCGAAACGGCCCAAGGCCCGAAGCGCGTCCGCACCGATGCGGGCGAAGTCGAGGCGCAATCCTTGGCCGACATGATCGAAGCCGACAAGTACTTGTCTGGCAAGTCGGCTGCGACATCGTCAGCAACGAACACGCGGCGTGGCCTGCGGTTCAACAAGCTGGTTCCACCAGGGACGATCTGAATGGGCCTGTTCGGCAACCTCTGGGCAAAGTCGAAGCCGGCAGCGCAGCCGATGCCCGTGCGTGTCCGTGCAAAGTTCGACGCTGCCGAGAAGGGCGACGACTATCGGCACTGGGCTGCGGCTGACGCATTTGCTGCGGACGCTGCCCTGTCGCCAAACGTCAGGCGGACGCTGCGGAACCGCGCCCGTTACGAGCGGCAAAACAACTCTTGGTTGGCGGGCATTTCCGGCAGTGTGGCGGCCAGTCTGATCGGCACCGGCCCGCGCCTGCAGTTGGATACCGGCGATGCCGAAAGCGATCGGGCCATAGAGCGTGCGTTCTACGACTGGTCGTGGTCAATCGACCTGCCGGCCAAACTGCGGACGATGCGCGAGGCGCTCGTGGTCGATGGCGAAGCGTTCGCGCTGATGATTTCCAATCCTCGCCTGCCGGGCGTGCAACTCGACGTTCGTCTTGTCGAGGCGGAAATGGTCGCCACGCCGACTGAGTTGATGTCGCAGACGATCACGCCCGAAGGCAACATCGTTGACGGCATGGAATTCGACGCGATTGGAAACGTCATCGCCTACCAAGTGCTGAACTTTCATCCCGGCAGCAACTACCGCGTCAACAACCTGCAGTTCCAGCGTGTGCCGGCCAATCAGATGGTGCATTGGTTCCGCGCCCAACGGCCTGGCCAACACCGTGGCGTACCGGAGGTGGCCCCTGCCCTGCGGCTGTTCGGTCAGCTGCGGCGCTACACCGATGCCGTGCTGGCGGCTGCCGAGACGGCCGCCGATTTCGCTGCGTTCCTGCACAGCAATTCGCCTGCCGCCGAGGTGGACGAAGTCACTGCGTTTGCTGAAATGCCCATCGAAAAGCGCAGCATGGTCACGCTGCCGGAAGGCTGGGACATCAGCCAACTGCGGGCGGAACAGCCCACGACGCAATACCCGGCGTTCGTCAAGCAGATCCTCAACGAGATCGCCCGCTGCCTGCAGATTCCGTTTAACGTCGCAGCGCTCAACTCGAGTGAATACAACTACGCATCCAGCCGCATGGACTGGCAGATTGCCGGGATGCACGAGCGAGTGGACCGCGACCAGCTAGAGCGTGTCCTGCTTGACCGTCTGCTTGCGGCTTGGGTCAACGAAGCCAGCCTTGCCGGCGTGCTGCCCGGCGCGTTGCCGCCGTTCAGCGAATGGAACTGGTCGTGGCAGTGGGACGGCAAAGACCACGTTGACCCTGCCAAGGAAGCCACTGCGTCTGAAACGCGGCTGCGCACGCACACCACCACGCTGGCGGCTGAATACGCCAAGCAAGGCAAGCAGTGGGATCAAGAACTGCGGCAACGTGCGGCGGAAGTCGCGCTGATGCAGGAACTTGGCTTGTTCGTGGACTTCACGCCCGAAACGAACTACGGCGGCACGCTGGACGAAAACGGTAGGCCGCAGGGGGCCGACGCATGACTTGGGTTGGCGATCACGATGCGGACGACATCGACACCGTCTGGGAGTTTGGCTGAATGAACAAAATCTCTTTGGATACTCGCGTGACGTTCCTGACGGCCGCTGATGGCGATGCTGCCGCAGCGCCAAAGCGGTTTTCGATCGAAGCCTATACGGGTTCGCAGATCCGTCAGGGCTGGAGCCGTGAGCCTGTCGTGATCGATCTGGCCGGAATGTCGTTCAAGCAGAAACTGCCGATCGTCTTGGGTCACGACTACAACCTCGGTTCCATCCTTGGGCAGACCGACAGCGTCCGAGTGGAAGCCGGCAAATTGATCGTTGAAGGCGAGATCTTGGCCGACAGCGATACGGCCCGCCAGGTGCTGGCGCTGGCAGAGCGTGGATACCAGTGGCAGGCCAGCGTGGGCGCCGATGTGCGCCGCCATCAAAAAGTGGACGCCGAAGCCGCCACGACCGTCAACGGGCAGACCCATCTGGGTCCGGTCCGAATCGTCAAAGCCTCCAGTCTCCGTGAGGTTTCTTTTGTCACCCTTGGCGCTGACGCGGAGACAAGCGTCGCCATCGCGGCGGAAGCCGACGAGGAGATCACCATGGCGGATAACGCCAACCAGACGCCTGCCGAGGAGCCCGTTGTGGCTGCTGCGGTGGAAGCCACGGCGAGCGCCGCCGTGGAGGCCCCCAAGGTCGAAGCCAGCGAGGCCAACGGACTCAAGGCCCAGATCGAAATCCTTACCCAGAAAGTCGAAGCCATGCAGCAGTTGAACGCGACCCGTGACGAACGCCCGGTTCCGCCGGCCGTCCACGTTGCGACGAAGACCGCCCCCACGGCGGAAGTGATTGAGGCGTCCTTTGCCCTCCAGGGCGGACTGCCCAACGTCGAGAAGGCGTACAGCGCCCAGACGCTCGAGGCCGCTGCCAAGGTGCAGCGGAGCACGACGCTGGGTGAAGTGCTGCTGGCGGCCGCGGAGGCCAACGGTTATGACGGCCCGCGCCGCCTGACCGCTTCGACGCTGCGTCCGATTCTGGCGGCTGCGTGGGCTACCCACTCGATTGCCGGCATCCTGTCCAGCACCGTCAACAAGTTCCTCCTTGCCGGCTTCGACGGCGTGGAATCTTCGTGGCGGTCGATTTCGGCGGTGCGCTCGGTCAACGACTTCAAGAGCGTGACCAGCTACCGGCTGAACGGCGGCTTCAAGTTCCAGCAAGTCGCCAACGGCGGCGAACTCAAGAACGCTGCCGCTTCTGACGAGTCGCGGACGATCAGTGCCGACACCTACGGCATCATGACGAGCGTGACCCGCACGGACCTCATCAACGACGACCTCGGCGCCCTGACCGCTGTTCCGCAGCGGATCGGCCGTGGCGGTGCGTTGAAGCTCAACGACGTGTTCTGGGCTGCGTTCCTTGACGATTCGTCCTTCTTCACCACGGCCCGTGGCAACAAGAAGACGAGCGCCACGGCGTTGTCGATCGCCGGTCTGAAGGAAGCGGTCAACCTGTTCCGCAAGCTGGTTGATCCCGATGGCAACCCCATCGCGGTTCGTCCCAGCGTGCTGGTGGTTCCGCCGGAACTGGAGATCACCGCGGCCGAGATCATGGGTTCCGCTCTGATCCAGAGCGGTGCCACGGGTGGCCAGCCGTCTACGAACGTGTTCGCCGGTCGGTATCAGGTGGTCGGCTCGGCCTACCTGACGAACGCGGCCGACTACTACCTGCTTGCCTCGCCGGCTGACCTGCCGGTGATGGAAGTGGCGTTCCTTAACGGCGTGCAAAGCCCGATCGTGGAGACGGCGGAAGCCGACTTCAACACGCTCGGCGTGCAGATGCGTGGTTACTTCGACTTTGGCGTGGCCAAGGCCGAGTACCTCGCCGGCGTCAAGATGGACGTGTAGTCCACAGAGTTCAACCGGAGTTGCCGGGCGGGAGCCAAAGCCCGCCCGGCAACCTGACTATCCACAAACACTTTTTCCTGCGAGGTTTTCTAATGGCTTCTTATGTTGCTGACGGTTGCCTGCTTGACCACACGCCGGCCGCTGCTGTTGCGGTTGGTGACGTGGTCGTGATCGGCGCGATGGTCGCGGTTGCTCCGCGCCCGATCGCCGCTGGAGCGCTTGGCGCTCTGGCTGTTGATGGCGTGTTCGAGATGCCGTGTGCGACCGGTGCTACCGGCGCGCAGGGTTCGGCCATCAACTGGTACGCCATTTCGGGCGTTGCCCACGCTTCGACCGGCGTTGCCGCCGGCAAGCTGGCAAAGGCCCGCGTGGTTGGCGATACCAGCGTGCACGTGCTGATCAACCGCTAGTTTCGATCCCACGCAAGCCCCCGTAGCCGCTGCGCTCGCCGCGCGGCTCGGGGGCATTGCGCACTAAGGTGCTTCGTGTCCGACCTTCTCCAGACCGGCGCGGCGTGGCTAGCCAATCGGCTGGCGGATTCTGCGGCCAGCCTCTGCACCTACCACCGGGGAAACAGTTTTGCCCAGGTGCGTGCCACCGTCGGCAGTTCGACGTTTGAGGCGGCATCGCAATCCGGCGTCGTTGAAATCTGGCAGTCTCGGGACTTCATCGTTAAGGCATCCGAATTGCCGTTTGGCGAACCGCTGCGGCACGACACGATCGTTGAGACGATCGACGGCGTGGACCTGACCTATGAGGTGACTAGCCCTTCGGGGATGCCGGTGTTCCGGTATGCCGACCCGTTCCGCAATTGCGTGCGGGTCCACACGATCGCCACCGACAAGAGTTCCGCGGCGCTGCCAACGCTCAAGCAACGCTACTGGGGCGTTTCGGCTTTGGCGACCGTGACCGACCAGCAGATCGTTTCCCTGTTCTCGAGCGACTTGGCTGGCGCCAACGGGCAGGCTCGAACGCTCACGCCTGCTAGCCAGCACATCTATTTCGTTCTGCCGGCGTCGTTCGGCGCTGCGTCGTTCACGGTCAACGGGCTGTACACCTCTGCGTGGGAATCCACCACTAGATCAATCACGTTCCCGTCGCAGGCGGCCGCAAGCTACACGATCTACCGTTCGACCTACGCCATCACCGGCAATGCAAAGGTGGTCGTGTCGTGAGCGAGATCAAAGGGACAAACGTCATCGGGCCAGTGGTGCCGTTTGACACGACGGACACCCATGCTTCACATGAAGCGAAGTACGGCAAGGGTGGTTTCCGCACGGTTGCCGACACGACGGAGCGCGATGCGATCCCGTCCGCCAGGCGGGAAGCCGGGATGCTGGTTTATGTGACGGCGGCAGACACGGTCTACCAGTTAGGCGGCGACCTAACGACGTGGGCAGAATTCACCGTTGCCAGTGTTGCTGACTGGGCCGACATCACGGGAAAGCCATCGGTCTTTCCGCCGGACACTGCGGCGCTTGCAGCGGTAGCAACGTCCAATTCGTACAACGATCTAAGCAATAAGCCGACGATTCCAGAAGCCTACGTATTGCCAAAAGCGGATGGCGACAACCTCGGCGGCGTCATCGTTGGAACGGGGCTCGACTTTTTTTCAAACGGAAAAATCACTGTCAATTACGGGACCACGACTGGCACAGCCTGCCGTGGGAATGACTCGCGCTTAAGTGATTCCCGGTCACCCCTAAGCCATACGCATCCGCTCAGTGCGCTGACGCAGTCTTCCGCAACGACCGGCCAGGTAGCGGCGTGGAATGGGACTGCGTGGGCGCCCGCGTCACCGTCTTCCGGCGCAACCGGACCCACCGGCAGCGCCGGCGCTGCCTCCACGGTCACGGGACCGACAGGCCCTTCGGGTGCCGCCGGTGCGGCCTCTAACGTAACCGGGCCTACGGGCGCAACTGGCGCGGCGGGCGCTGCATCCACTGTTACTGGGCCAACCGGCGCGACTGGTTCGGTTGGTGACGCTTCGACGGTGACGGGTCCAACGGGAGCGACAGGCCCAGCGTCCACCGTGACGGGGCCAACGGGCAGCCCAGGCTCCGCTGGCGGTCAAGGCGTGACTGGGCCAACCGGTCCAGCCGGAAGCGGTGGTGGCGGCGGATCTTCATCGGCATCAGATTTGACCAGCGGCACGCTCGCTGATGCGCGGCTCAGTGCCAACGCCCAGGCGGCCGTTTCTGTGTTTTTCCACCCGTTCCTTATTGCAGGGATGTGACAAATGCCAGCCGCCTACAAAGTCTTAGGACAGGCCAACCCGTCGGCCACTACGGCGACGACGCTCTACACGGTGCCGAGCTCAACGTCCGCCGTCGTGTCCTCGCTGACGATCGCCAACATCGGCGCGACGGCCACAACGTACAGGGTAAGCGCGAGGCCCGCGGGAGCATCGCAGACAAACGCTATGTATCTGGCCTACGACGTTTCAATTCCCGCCAACGATACGACCATCCTCACGCTCGGCCTTTCGCTCGCGACGACCGATGTCGTGACGGTCTACGCCGGGAACGGAAACCTCGCCTTCTCCCTCTTCGGCACCGAGATCACCTGATGTCGATCCGCACGGCCGGAAACTCGCTCGCCAGCCGCAGCGACATCCGCGAGCAGATTTCGCGAAGCGTCCAAGTCCTCGTCGTCGCTGGCGGCGGCGGCGGCCATACCGCGTCGGGCTCCGGCGGTGGCGGCGGCGGTGGAGGATTCCTCGAGCAGACGCTCGGGATCACGCTGAACACCTCGTACAGCGTGACAGTCGGCGCAGGCGGCGCTGTCAATTCGCGAGGATCTCATTCTCGGTTCGACGGCATCGTTCCTGTTGGCGGCGGCGGCGGGCAGACCAATCTGTCAGCCTCTGTCGGCGGGTCTGGCTGCGGCGGGAGCAACTCGTTGACGGCCGCCGCGGCGTCGATCGCATCGCCGCAGGGCAACTCTGGTGGTAACGGGAACAACGCCAGCAACGTCGCCAGGGGCGGCGGCGGAGGTGGCGCCGGCGCTGTCGGAGTCGCCGCAAACTCGTCGCCGGGAGCGCCGGGGAACGGAGGCGCCGGGAAGACGGCCTTCGACGGCGTGACTTACGCCGGCGGCGGCGGCGGCGGCAACGCGAACGGTTTGTCTACCACGTCAACCGGCGGCAGCGGCGGCGGCGGCAACGGAGCCGCCAGCACAACGCAGGCCACGGCAGGGACCGCCAACACCGGCGGTGGCGGAGGCGGTGGCGGGGCGACGAGCGGCTTTCAAGCCGGCGCTGCGGGCGGATCAGGAATCGTCGTCATTAGGTTCAACTCTGCGTTGCGGATCACGATCGGCGCCGGCCTGACGAGCAGCACGGCCACCAGCGGCGGACTGACGACCGTCACGATCACGGCTGGCACCGATACGGTCTCGTGGAGCTGACAATGGCACACTACGCTTTTCTTGACGAACAGAACGTCGTTGTCGAGGTCATCGCTGGAAAAGACGAATGCGAGGACACCGACTGGGAGGCGTATTACGCGAGCGTCCGCAACCTGACCTGTCGCAGGACCTCGTATAACACGAGATCGGGCGTTCACCTGTACGGCGGCACGCCATACCGCGGCACGTACGCCGGCATCGGCTACACGTTCGACCCGACGCGCGGACCCGACGGCGAGTTCGTGCCACCAGAGACACAGCCGGTTCCCAATAACAACGTCTAGGATTCATCCATGCCTTTCTATTCGCTGCCAACTGGTGGATCGCCTGTTCTCGCCGGCAACGGTGCGCCGACGGGCGGCATCGGAAACGTTGGTGACATCTACCTAGACAAAACCGGAAAGTCGCTTTACGGTCCCAAGGATGCTGTTACCGGCTGGGGATCGCCGGTAGATGTGTCATCCGGCCCTACTGGCCCTACGGGCATAACGGGGCCAGCATCGACTGTTACCGGCCCATCGGGGCCGCAGGGAAGCACGGGTGCTACTGGCAGCACAGGGCCTGCATCGACTGTTACCGGCCCGCAGGGAAGCACGGGGGCAACGGGGCCTGCGTCTGCGGTGACGGGTCCGCAAGGAAGCACCGGGCCAACGGGCAGATCAGTGACCGGAGCCACGGGCAGGCAGGGGCCTACGGGGCCTGCAGTGACCGGCCCTACGGGCGGATTCGGTCTTCCTCAGACCATCAACGCACAGACCACAGGTTACACGCTGGCGTTTGCCGACGCCGGACGTTTGGTGACCGTAGACGTTGCCACCGGTCCTGTCGAAGTCATCGTGCCGGCATCTGCTGACGTTGATTTTCCGACCGGCACGCACGTTGACATTGCCAGAATTGGAGTCGGCGCCGTTCAGGTAACTGGTGCAACTGGCGTGACCGTCAACGCCACGCCTGGCACAAAGCTGCGCGATCAGTATTCCGCAGGGACGGTGATCCTCTATGCAGCTGACACGTGGCTGCTGGTTGGAGACGTTGACGCATGAGAGGCAAGGCCGGTCTGTTCAGCCGGTTTGTCGTTCCTGCCTCTATAGCTTTTGACGGCAGCGACGGAGCCACGATCAACGTCGGCAGCGCCAGCCGCTCGGCAACCGTGCTTTACACCGGCAGCGGTCACACCACGTCCCGTGTGTTCAACATGGCAGGCACCAGTGGCGGCGCCACGCTGGATGCTTCTGGCTCTGGCGCACTGGTCCTGACGGCGCAAATGACTGCCACAGGCAGCGGCGCCAAAACGCTGACGCTTAGTGGAAGCAGCACGGCAGGAAATTCGTTTGCTGGCATCGCGCCGCTGGCAAACCCGATTTCTTTTGTGAAGTCAGGGGCAGGCAAGTGGCGGCTAACGGGCTCCAGCACCTACAGCGGCTCAACGTCAATCCTTGATGGGACGATTGCTGTGGGAGCAAACACGCTGCCGAGTTCAGGCGCATTTGGCGCGCAGTCGTCCGCAGTCATTCTTGGCGATGATTCTGCTGGTGCATCCGGTACTGCTGCGCTGCTGGTTGCCGCAGGCGTGACGCTCACCAAATGGATTCAGATTCCAGCAGGCGGGGCGGGTTCGAGCCAGGCCGTCGTGATCGGTGGAGAAAGCACGTCAGGAACCGCAACGGTCGGGTCGTCATCGTCATTTATTCTCGTAGGCCGCAACGTGACGCTCCAGGCAGCTGCCGGCGGCACGGTTGTCTTTGACGCTGTGTGGAACAACTACACAGGCGACGGCTACCCAGACGTGGACATTGCCGTTGGATCGTCTGGCAGCACTGGCACTGTCAGGCTGACACGGGACGTGTCAACGACCGGAACGGTAACGGTCAATTATGGGACGCTGCAAATAGACGGCAGCAGCGGTGACATTCCAACTGCCGCGGCCGTGGTGATCAATGGCGCCGGTGCAGTTCTCAAGCACACAGGTTCCATTGCCTTGGCTTCGCCTGTGACGCTCACAAGCGGGACGATTTCCGGTTCCGGCGAAATTGCCTCGGCCGTCACAGCTGGCGCGAATGCCACGCTTTCGCCCGGCGATCCTGTTGGGTCGCAAGCGTTTTCAGCCGGCCTAACGCTTGCCAGTGGCGGCGCCTATCGCTGGCAAATCAACAACTGGACGGGTTCTGCCGGCAGCGGCTTTGCCCAGCTGGTTGTGTCAGGCGATGACCTGTCGATCACGGCCACCAGCGGCAGCACGTTCACGATCAAACTGGTTGGGCTGACTTCCGGCAACGTCTCCGGTGCCGTTCCCAACTTTGACAACACAACATCGAAGTCGTTCACGATTGCCACGGCCGGTACGCTGGCAGGGTTCGCATCCAACAAGTTCACGATCGACGCCAGCGAGTTCACGAACAACAACGATTTGGATGGCGGCACGTGGTCGCTGTCCGACTCTGGCAATGACATCGTTTTGACCTTCACGCCATGATCCAGCACCTAGCGGCATTGAGCGTCCACGCCTTCTACGCAGGCGAATTGGACGCCGGCCGCCGGTCGTGCGAACGGCTGCTGTCTCTGCCCGGTCTGCCGCAGGAAATGGAAATGCAGACCAGGGTGAACCGCACGTTTTACACGCAGCCGCTGGAGGAACTGGCTGGGTGCCGTTTCGTTCGGCTTGACGTTGAGCCGGCGCATGACGGGTGGTCTGCGTTCAATCCGACGATTGCAGACGCTGGCGGCCTGGTGGCCGTTGTCCGTTCCAGCAACTACCGCATCGTTGATGGCGCCTATGTGATGCCAGCAGAAGACGGCGACCGGATACGCACGCAGAACCTTCTGGTTCGCCTGCGGCCCGATCTGACCGTGGCAGACTGTCGGCCGATAGCCGGGCCAGAATACCACCGGACCGAGTATCCGGTTGAGGGGCTCGAGGATTGCAGGCTGAGGCATACCCAAACGGGTATAGGTGTTTCCGCCACGGTCCGCGATGCGGCGCCGCTCAACGGCGACTGCCGGATTGGGATTGCCGATCTGGACGTTGACCGTGCCGAGTTCACAGGCCTGCGAATGCTGGACTGCCTGTCGCTGCAGCAGCACGAAAAAAACTGGATGCCGCTTCAGGGATCTGATGGTTGGGTCTACGCCGTCAATCACGCCGGCCACACGGTCACAGTGGACGCTGACCCGTCGCTTGCTGGTGCGTATCTGATGCACCGCCGGTCGCAGGCGCCGCACATTGCCAGCCAGTTCCGCGGCGGCTCGCAGCTGGTGGAATTCCGTGGCGGATGGCTCGGGCTGATCCACGAAGTGGCGCACGGCGGCCACAGGGTCTACGAACACCGCTGGGTGTGGCTGGACAATTCGCTAACGCTCAAGCGGTGGTCGCTGCCGTTTGTGTTTCGGGAGCGGCAGGCGATTGAGTTCGCCGCTGGTCTTGCGATCACCGGCAGCAGCGTAGTGGCGTCGTTTGGCGTGCGTGACGCGGAAGCGTGGCTTGTGGGCCTAGACGCCGGCGCCGTGGAAGGGATGCTTGCGGATGCTGCACCAGCAGATAGCTGACGCACTGGCGAAATCGTGGATGCCAAACGACTGGTTTGCGCTGGACGCACGGTCGCTGCGGCACTACCAGCACAAGGCTGACGCCGTTGCAGCGATCCAGCCTAAGACCGGCATTGAGATCGGAACCCGCTGCGGGTACTCGCTCCTGGCTTTCCATCTGGCAAGCCCTGGCACGCGATGGCTGTGCGTGGACGGCTGGCTAGACGCTGATTCGCCGCAGTGCATGGACCACTGGCAGCGGATCGTGGCTGAATGGCGAATCAATGCCCAGCTGCTGCGGGCCGACACTCGAGGTGTAACGGAGTTGCCGCCTGCGGACTTCGCGCACGTGGACGGCGATCATTCCTACGCCGGCGCCCTGGCGGATCTGCACTTGGTCGCTGACGTTCCGGCGATCCTGGCGGATGATTGCGACAACGCCAGCGTGCGCCGGGCCGTCGAAGACTTCTGCGCTAGCAGGAACAGGCGGGCCACGTTCACCGACGATGGCCTGCGGCAATCGGCACTGATCCTATGAGTCTGAAAATCGGCGTTTACGCGCTGGCCCGCAACGAAGAAAAGCACGTCTTTGACTGGTCGCATTCGTGTGACGAAGCCGACGTGCGAGTTGTCACCGACACTGGCTCCACCGATTCCACGGTTGACAGGCTGCGGCAGTCTGGCGTGACGGTGGCCACCGGCAACGTCGTGCCGTGGCGGTGGGACGATGCCCACAATCTGTCGCTCTACCACCTGCCGTCTGACCTAGATGTGTGCATCCGACTGGACCTAGATGAGCGGCTGTCGCCGGGCTGGCGGGACGTGATTGAACGGGAATGGACGGACGGCACAAATCAACTGTTCTACAAATACGTTTGGTCATGGGCTTCCGATGGCACGGAAGACTTAGTGTTCATTGCGGACCGCATCCACTCGCGCCGTGGGTTTCGCTGGTCAGCACCGACGCACGAAGGGTTGATCTGCTGGCATGGCGAGAAGCGGTCAAAAATGATTACTGACTTGCAGATTTTCCACTTTCGAGACAAGGGGAAAAAGCACACGACCGACCTAGAGTTGTTGCGAATCGCCGTGCGCGAGGCTCCGCACGACGCACGGGCGCAGTGGTATCTAGCACGCGAAATGGACTACGCCGGGATGCCAGAGGCACGGGAAGCCTTTGAGCGGTATTTGCAGATGGACGGCGGCATAGCGACAGAACGCGCATTCGCCTGCCGCATCTTGTGGAAGCTAACCGGCGATCCTGCCTATCTAGTGCAGGCCACGGCAGAAGCGCCAGACGAGCCAGAAGCGTGGGAGCGGCTGGCGTTCTTGGCATACAGGCAGCGTGAATGGGCAAAGGTTGTTGCGTGTGCTGAACGGGCAGTTGCCTGTGAAAATATCGGCACGCATTGCAGCGACCCGCTGGCACGCACTCGCGCCATGGACCTGCTGGCGGTTGCCCTGTGGGAGCTTGGGAGGCGTCCAGAGGCACTCACGTTCGCCCGGCAGGCTCTGGCAAGATGGCCGGAAGACGCCCGCCTGCGCTCAAACGTGGCGGCCATGGAACAGACGCTAGGAGGCGCGGCGTGAGTAGTTATCTGCGGCAGATTGCCGACGCGCTAGCCACTAGCCTGGATGGCGTCACGTGGGCGATTCAGTCCACGACCGTGGAACGAAAGAACTGGGTCAGCATCGACGTGGAGTCGATGGCCAATCCGGTGGTCTACGTCACGCCTGGGTCCGCTGACGTGACCCGAATCGGACGCCGGCAGACGCAGGTGGACTATGACGTGCAGGTGTTCGTTGGCAGACACGTCACGACCGATCAAGACGTTGACGGGATGCTTGATTTGGCAAACGACATTTTCCGCCAGGTGAAGGCCCACCAGTTTGATGATATCGAGGACTGGCCAGAGGGCGTGACGAGCCCGCAGACGGTCACGATCGACCTAAACCCAGACGATGCGCTGAGTGAACGAAACGTTTGGCGGGCGGCGATTGTTGCCACCTATCGCGTCCTTGAAAGCGACGACCTGCCGGAGTGAACGCACATGCGTGCTAGCCGTGCATGGATTAGACCTGGCCAGATTGGCGGCAACCGCCGGTCACGGTCTGCCGCCACTGATCTGAAGTTGGCGTTGAACTTCAAGATCAAAAGCGGGTTTTTCGACCGCGCCCATGTTCGCCGGATGCTGGATGCCACTAACCAGACGTGTCTGATAAAGGCCGGGCTGAATATCAAAGAGGCTGCAAAGAAGGGCATTGGCCAAAAGCCACCAGCGAAAACAAAGGCTGGCAAGCGCGCGGTCAATTCCGGGGCCATCGTTGAGTTTGTCGGTGGCCTATACAAAGATTTGACGATGGTGAACAGCGGGAAGCCGCGGTCTGCCGGCAGTCCAATCAAATCGTGGGGGCCGAAGCGGTTCACCTACGCAGACATAAAAGACTATTTCGACACCAGCCGCAAGACGGCAGTGATCGGGGCCGCCAAGGCGCCGTGGCTCAACAAGCTGCATGAGTTTGGCGGAACGCTGCGGCTGCGTGCGTGGCGCACTGGCGTTGGCGCCGCACGAAATGCTTATCTGCGAAGGTCTGCCGGTCGAAGCGGGGCCGGGCGCGATGCGTCAGGAAGATTCACGAAAGGCACAAGCCTCGGCCCGCAACGGAATCAGTTTGACTACGGGCTGCTTGTCTGGACCAACAAAAAGCCACGGCATTCCCGCAACTGGGAAGCCACCACGATTGTGAAGACGGCCCGCTATCCGGCCCGCCCGTTCATGCAGGGCGCTCGGCTTGTGCAAAAGGCCGTTGCCAAAGCGAACGAAAAGTGGCGGAACGCTCTGCGGAAAACAGGCTAGCCACACCCCCTACGCCGCTTTGCTGTGCTGGCCCTAATCTGCAAGCACACCCGCCCAAGGAGCACACATGGCCATTACTCTCGGCAAAGACGTGACGATTGCCGGCGTTTCCAACGCTCGGTCTTGCACCGTCACGTCCAGCGCATCGGAAGTGGACGTTACCAAGCTTGGCGATTCGTCGCGCAAGTACCGCAAGGCGCTGATCGAGCAGACGATTGAGGTTGAATGCGTTGACGATCCCGGCGTCGAGGCTGGCGACGTGTTCACGATCACTGGCACCGAGACGGGAAACGCAGACTACATCTGCACAAGCGTTGCCCAGTCAGAGCCGCTTGACGGCATTGTGACGTTCACGGTTTCCGGCTCTCGCACCGTTGCCGACTGACAAGCACACACACACGCACCCACACACTAAGGACAGCACATGGCCATCACTCTCGGCAAGGACCAGACAGCGCCTCCGGTTGGCACGAACATCATTTCTGCCACCTACACCGAGGAGTGCGAAACGATCGACATCAGCAACCGAGACAACATCGGCGGCAGCACCGGGGCGCCGGGCTACAAGATGTCCACGGCAGGGTTCACCACGAAGACGTGGGAGATTGAGTGCCACGACGCGACCGGTTTGATTACTGACCTTCAGGCGAACGCCAGTAGCGGTTGGAAGGTCATGAGCGTCACGGAGAACATCGGAGTTGACGGCGCCGTGACGTTTTCGGTGACTGCCAAGGAGTTCTGATACTTGGCAATCACGCTCGGCAAAGACTGCACGGTGGACGTTGACGGACAAGTGGCCGGCGTTCGCAGCGTGACGTTCACTGAGTCGGCCCGCACCATTGAAATCAACGAGTTTGGTAGCCGCTATTCGTCCGTCTATTCGACCGGCTATGACGCATCAGTGTCCATTGAGGTGAACGACGACGCCGCCAGCAGTTTCATAACGTCCCTGCAGAATGGCACGGAACTGACAGTGTCTGGCGGCACGGGCGGCTGGTCGTTCCCGGCGGTTGTCACTGGCGTTTCTGAATCGTGCCCGATTGACGGCGTGGTGACCTACACGATTGAAGCCAGGATGACGAAAGAGGGGCTCCGCTAGATATGCGTGAATTCAGAGACGAGGAAGGCCGGCCGTGGCGGCTGGCGTTGACGGTTGCCAGCGCGTTGCGTGTCCGCGACATGGTCACGGTTGACGTGACCGACGATGACACAGGCGAACGGAAGCAAGTGCCGTTCGATCTGGTGGACGCCGGGTCCATCGCGCAGACGTTCCAGGTGCTTCGGAGCCAGTTCTCCAAGTTGGGCGAAATCCTCTACGCCATGCTTGTGAAGCAGATCGAGGAACGGAAGTTGTCCAAGGAAGAATTCTTGGACGGGCTGCGTGGCGATTCTCTCGAGTCGGCTTCTAAGGCGTTGGAGGCTGAGCTTGTCGATTTTTTCCCGCTGCGCCTCCGCAAGATGGTCGGGCTTCTCGGCAGCAAGATGGACGAAGTGCAAACCGAAATGCTCGGTCGGGCGGAGGCGCAGATGGCGGGCGTGACAGTGGAGGCGCTGACGAACGCAGCATCTGGGATGCCGTCTGGGAGGCCGCAGGAATCCTTGGAGTCCACCCAGGAAAGTGGACCCTCCGACAACTCATCGCAGCTAGAAACGGCCGCCTAGAGAACGACTGGTGGCATACGGCCAACCTGCTGGCACAGCAAGTCAACCTGCACAAAGCCCAGCACGCACCGAAAGCCGATCCCCGAAAGTTCAACCCGTTTGCAAAGAAGCCAAAGGCGCGCGAGGCATCGCCCGAAGAACTGAAACGGCTGTTCGGTAAAGACTGGCAGAAATACGTATGAGTTCTTCCAAGGTACGTGCTGGCCAGGTTTACGTTGAGATCGGGGCAGATCCTCGAAAGTTCTTTGCCGCGCTCGGCAAATTGAATAAGGCTGTCGGCACAATGGGCCGCAGCCTGTCGATGTCGGGAGCGGCGCTCACTGGCATCGGCGCCGGGATGGCGGCGCCCATCGTTGCGGCAGTTGCCGCCGGCGCTCGGTTTGAAGATCGCCTGCTTGCCATCAAGGCGTCAACCGGGGCAACGCAAGGCGAACTTGATCGGGTCAAGTCGGCAGCAATGGGGATGTCGGAGGCGCTCGGCGTCGGGCCGACCGAGGCCGCAGCCGGAATGCTCGAACTGCTCAAGGCAGGCATGAGCCTTGACGCCGTACTTGGTGGTGCTGGCAAGGCCGCACTAGAGTTCGCCAAGGTTGGCGAAATGGATGTCGGCCAGGCGGCCGTTGTGATGTCGGACGCCATGAACGTCTTTGGCATCAGCGGCGAGAAGGCCGCCAACACGCTTTCGTCTGCGGCTGACGCATCTAGTACATCGATCTCGCAGATGTCCGAAGCGTTCTCAATGTCGTCTGCCGTGGCGGCGCTGGCGAACCAGTCGATTGACGATCTGTCGGCGGCTCTCGCCATCCTTGCCAACAACGGCGTTAAGGGCAGCGATGCCGGCACTAGCGTCAAGACGATGCTGATGCGATTGATGGCGCCGGCAGATGAAGCAATCGGCGCGTTTGCGCAACTCGGCCTGTCTGTCGATGCGTTCCGTGGCGCTGACGGCAAGATGAAGCCAATGGTCGAAATTATCCGCACGCTCAACGGGGCGATGGCGGGAATGGACCAGGCGGCGAAGGATGACATTTTCCGCCGCATCTTCGGCGCTGACGCCATTCGTGCGGCTTCGATCTTGACGAGCGCCGGCGCGGAAGGCTTCGCCAACATGCAGGCAAGCATGGCGTCGGCGCTGCCGGTTGGTGAGAAATACAAGGTGATGATGTCCGGCCTATCGGGCGCCATGGGCAACATCATGGCGTCACTGGAACGGATGTCGATTGCCATATCTGACGCTGTCGCACCCGCGCTGGCTTCCGTCATTCCGTTTGTTGAAGGGCTAGCGCGCAGCCTTGTGGACTTCGTCACCAACAATAAAGAAGCGGTGGCCCAGTTTGCCAAGCTGGCGGTGGCGACGATTGCCGTTGGCGGCGTGCTGACAGGTCTAGGCTTGTCACTTCAAGTGGCCAGTTTTGCATTCGGCGGCATTCTCAAAGCGTGCAGCATTGTGGCGGCTCCGCTAAACGCTGTTGCCAGCCTTGCCATGTTTATCGGCACGTCTTTTTACAACGCGATTGCTGGCGTCGTTGCCTTTTCAGCGCAGTCCGTAGCGTCTGCCGTTGCCACTGGCGCTGCGTGGGCAGTAGCCAATGCGCCGCTGCTTGCCATGATTGGCCTACTGGGAGCCGTTGCGGCAGTAGCCATCACGGCAGCGGGCGGATTCTCTGGGATCGCATCGGCCATCGGCAGCGGGTTCAGCGCCGCAGTATCTGATGGAGCTGTCGTTCTGTCCGACTTGGCGTCAACCGCCACCACGACGTTTAACGGCATCTACGAAGCGATTGCAGATGGCGACCTAGCTGGCGCCATGGACATCCTCTGGGCAGGGCTTGTTGCCGGTTGGCTGCGTGGCGTGGAAGCAATCATGTCCTACGTTGACCCGTGGACAACGGCGTTTCAAGACGTGTTCGGACGCATCGGGTCTGAAATCTACATCATCTGGGACAAACTCTACACCGATTCCGCTGCGATTCTCAACACGATGGGGGCATGGATAACTGGGTTCTTCGACAACATCGCCAACGGAATTATGGCGACGTTCGACAATCTCGTTGCCGCCATTCAGATCGCATGGACGAAAATTCAAGGGTTCATCACTGGAGCCAAGGACACGCAGGAGCGTGTGCAGGCGATCAAGGATGAGAACGCCGCGCGGGCTGAACAGCGGCGGCAGGAGCGGCCTGGCATTGAGAGTCGCACGGCAGAAGCCGCTAGACAAAATGCTGACGCAGAAAATCAGCGAAAGGACCGAGAGCGTGCCGTTGTTGAAGGCGCGGCGGCTGATCGGGAGGCGCGGCAGGCAGAAAACAGACGGCGTGCCGATCAGCGCAGGGCAGACACGCAGGCGGCTGAATCAACGGTAGCTGGCAAAGGAAAGGGCAAGCGTGAGTCACGCGCACGAAACGATCAGTTTGCGCGCCTGCTGTCGGACATCGAGGGCGCTTCATCCATTGATCAGCTGCGCGACCTCTATGGTGAGTTTGACGCACTGTCCGCCAATGGTCGGTTGTCTTCCGTACAGTCCAGCACAATTGAAGCGGCACTTGATGATGCCCAAGAGCGGATCACGAAAAACCTTGTCAATGCTCAATCGGCTTCGGCGCAGTCTTCGGCGCAGGCCGGTGCTGATGCAGCTGGCCAAGATGCCGCCAGAAGCAAATCGGAAGTGGCCGGCACGTTCTCGTCCATGGCCCTTGGCGGCATGGGCTTTGGTAGCAGCCTTGCGGAACGGACGCTCAAGGCTGCGGAACGCACGGCGGCAGCTACGGAACAAATCGCAGCGGAGGGCGGCCCACGGGCCGCTGAGTAATGCTGACATGGGTTGAAGACGGCGACAGCCGATCCGCCACGATTCATCGCCTGGGCAAGAAGTCCACGGCGACGATGCAGCGTAGCTACAAAGTCTTCGGCACCACTGATGACGTTGTGTTGCACGCCGACTGCAACCAGCGGATTTCAACGCTGCTGCCGTACTGGCAATATCCAGGCACCAGCGTCAACCTGCGAGCCGAAAGCTATTCCGTTTCGTACCTAGGCGACGAGGCGTGGCAGGTAACGATTCAGTACGAAAAGATGGGGGCGGACGATGACACCCAGAAAGATCCTCTCAAGCGGTCAAGATCGTTTGACACTTCCGGCGGAACGCAGCACATCACGCAGTGCCAAGCGATCGGTGCCGGTGCGACTCTAGACTTTGAAAAGCGTTTTCCGTCTGGCGCAACCAACATGTCTGGCGCTATCGGCGTTGACGATTCCAGCGTTGCCGGCGTTGACATTGTCGTGCCGCAGTTGACGTGGACGGAAAACTATGACGTGCCTGACAATTACGTTGATGCGGCCTACATCAAGAAGGTGGCCGGCCTGACAGGCACCGTGAACAACGCTGCTTTTCGCACGTTCGCGATAGGCGAAGTGCTGTTCATGGGGTGCAGCGGCTCGCACGAATGGGACGAGGAGAAGGGCCACGGACCGTGGTCGCTATCGTTCAAGTTCGTGGCTTCACCAAACGCTGGCGCAGGGCAGACGATGCCAGCCATAACGATTGGAAACATTAGCGGCATTACCAAGAACGGCCACGAATACCTCTGGGTGCGCTACGAATCCAAGGTTGACAGCAACGCTCTGCTGCAGCATCCAAAGGCCGTCTACGTCAACAAGGTCTATCGAGAAGCCAATTTCTCCGACCTAGGCATTGGCACGACCTAATGGCAGGCGACAACTACCGAATCGAAAAGGGCCAGCGTCTGTCCTCGGCCGTGTCTGCACGGGCGTGGAACCGGGCGCAGGATGCCGCCGACGTTGTGCTTGGGTCTGTCACTGGCTTTGATGCGGGGGACAGCACGCCTGGTGCTCGAGCGGCGAACATCATCCTCCTACGAAACGACGCTGGTATTGTCGTGCCGCAATTTGGCGTCCTGCGGATTGGAACGCCAATCGTTCTGGATGATCCAGAGAAGCCTTCGCAGTTCGGCCAGAACATGGTGCTAACCGGATTGATGCCTGACGGACTGTCGCCGTTCGCTGTTGCCATGGAACCGATTGAAACAGGCAAGATCGGGCAGTGTGCGATCGGCGGGCGATTTGCCTGCAAGGTTAAGGTTGTCACAGTGGATCACAAATACGCACGTTCTCGAAACAACGACGTAACGCAGCTGATCAGCACGGCGTGCGGCCCATTGCGGCTTGTGTGGTCGCAGGGTGTGGGTGACGACAAGTTCGCCGCTGGTGTTATGTGACTTGCACGTGCTGCGTATGCGCCGGGCTTCCGCTCACTCGTGGATTTGGCGGGCCTGTTTGGCTCAACGGCAGCGATCAAAACCTAGACTTCACCACAACAAAACTGGTGACGTGGGCTGACGCTGGGGGCTCACTCCACAACGTTGTTGACGGCCACGGCCCTATTGAAATGCAGGGCCAGCCCGGCTGGGATTCTTTTGTTGACGGCCGCTGGCTGTCAGGGTCTTCAGTCACGTTCACGAAACTGGACGGGCCTGGCCTATCGCTGGGAACGTTTCTGTTTCCGAGCGTGTGGACGATTGCTTACCCAGACAACGAAACACTATCGGCACTCCCGAAATCTGGTTCCGTTACGGCGTCGCTCTACGGCGTGTCGCTGGCGCTGTCCTACTCGCTGACGCTTAATCAACTAGATGCCTCTGTCAGCAATGCCGTCTACGTTGACAAGAGCGACAATGGCGACCCGCCGTTCACAGCGTCAGCGGTTATTGGCCAGCAAATTCAGTCTCTCACGTTTACGGACTCTGGAGTATTTGCGTCTGTTCTGGATGTGTCCACAACAGCAATGGGAACGGCTCTGGACGAGTTCACTGAGAGGCCGCTTGACGGGTTAAAAGATTTGCTGTGCTGGCGCGAGGTATTTAATGGAACAGATCAAGCCAAATGGAACTTGCAGCGTGAGCAACTCGGAGGTGCTAGCCAAACGCCACCGATCACGTCTGGCTACACGCTTTCCCACACGCTTGAATTCAATGGGGAACAAAGGCTGTTGTTGCCGGAAGGCGGCGGACCGCGCCCAGCGTGGCCGTATCCAGCGTCGCTGTCGTTTGTCTGCAGCGGTCAGCCAACAGACGAGGCACTGCCAACGTCTGGGTTCTGGACGGCGGCTGTGTTTCGTCCGACGCATTTGAACTGGGCTCGGCAGACGCACATTGACTACGACGTAACCGGACCAACAGGAACCGTCAGCCCGTACATCAAGGGGCGATTGGTAGGCATTGACCGTGGAAACACTGCCAACCAAGACGCCGGCACGGGGATGCTGTATCGCATCACAAAAGACGGAAGCGAAACCCTGCCGGCAACGCAGGCGCCAACTAGGCAGCAGCTGTTTGACGCCACGGCAGACGAGGGCTCGTATTTGGTGACCGTGACCCCAACCGGGTCTTACGGCAACCCCAGCACTGCAATTCCGACAAACAAAGACTTTTTCAGTTTTGTGGTTGACAGAAGAAAGCCGGTTGTCGGTTTTTCTGCCATTGATGACATCTTCGTGCTTGACGAAACGCCAGGCGAACAAGCGCCGGTCGCCAGCGTTGTTACCGCCACAAAGCCTCTGGTCAATCCGGTGTGCGCGGATGATGAGTCGCCCACTGGCGTGCTGGCAAGACCATGCGCAAACATATGGCTAGAGGATGACGGCCAATCTGCTGAATCGTTGGCGTGGACGGCTGGAACGTACACGCTGTCGCTGCCATTTGATGCGTCTGAATGCGTTGATAACGCGCGCAACAACCCAGACGAGTTGTTTACGCAGTCATGGACTGTCCATGAAAAAGACGCCAACCATAGGCGGGCAGTCCTTCCCGGCGGCCATTCATACTACGGTGCCATTCCGTCACTGGATCAGCCAGGCCTGCAGACCCGCGAATACCACAGGGCGCGGTTGCAGTCAGAGAAAATCGGCTCTGTGATCCTGACGTTTGACAGGCCAGTTGATCCAGCAACTGTAGAAAACTCGCAGGTGCGGTTGTACTGCAACGGCGTAAGCACCGCTGGCTGCACCATTGAGCAAGCGGACGGCACAACAAAGAAATGGCGAATCATCGTACCGCTGGGGGTGCAGCAGTCGGCAACGTTCTGCCTGCTGGAATATGACCCTGCCGGCACCGTGATGACGGCTGACGTATTCCCAGAAGTTCACTATCCGACAAAAGATGATTTCCCAACAGATCCGCAGCGGATGGCAGAACTGTTTCGACTGGTATTCATTTCGGATGACGACGGCCTGCGGTTTTCCGTGTCCGTTAATCCATCTACGTATGCGATTTCATACGTTGAGATAGCCGGCAACCCGCTGGACTGGAACGGCAATGCGTATGACCCAGAGCCATCGGTAATCGTCGCTCGCACAAGCTGGCTGATGGCAGACGTTGACGGGTGGCCTCGACTGATTGACACCAGTTCGGTGCTGCGCGGATTCGTTGTCGGGCGTGCCGCAAGCATTGGCGCAAGTGCGTCAATCAATATGCAGCAGAACGACTTGGCCATTGCGTCTAGCGGTGACATCGGGATTGCCGCTGAGTCGTCGCCTGGAACTACGCAGCAAGGCGTTGGTGGTCAGGAGGTTCCCCCTCCTGTGCAGCCGCAGCAAGATTTCATCGACTTTGGATTGGTCGCCACGGCCGTGAACTACGAAGGCTTTGTGCCTCGGGTTCCTGCCACTGGCGCGACCGGCCCGTTTTCCTACTGGGGCCTCGGCACGACGATTGATCCCAGCCCGCCAGCGCTGGTGTCGCAGTGCGCCGGGCCAAGCGAGGCGCAGTGGCACAGTTCAGCGATTGTTTGCAATACAGAAATCACGTCTTTCGCTGTGCGCATTGTGATTCTGGATATTGACGGGAATGAGATCGCGCCAACTGAGACTGGCGGCGGGTACATAGACGACAAGTTGGTATTCAACGGCGCCGCGCTAGGCGACTTCAACCATGTCGCCATCGATCTTTTCCCGCGAATCATGTGCCTGCCTTTGCCGCCGGTAATAAATCTTGGCACATCCTTTCAAGGCACCACGCTTTCGCAAAACGTGTGGGCTTGCGTCGGCGTGAGTGGGGGAACGGAAATCATTGCTTACCCACAGGCTACAAGCAGTGCTTATTTCTTGGACGGTGAATCTTTCACGGAGTCAAACCATTGGCTGGACGACACGCCGCATTTCTTGAGGCACTTCAACAGCGAGGAACAAACGTATGGCGATTCCGAAACAACTGAGGAAGACGCAAAAGAAGGGCTGCGGTTTGCGAAAGAGGATTTGCTGACAGATGGCCCGTTCCCGTTTGGCGAAACAGAACTGCAGCGAAAAGTTCGTTATGTAAAATCTGCTACCTATTCGCTGGAAGGCGTCCAAGGGATGCTCACCGCCTGCAGGCAGGCAAAGACATTCCCGGCACTCAAGACAACGACGCTTGGTCCGCTTGTGCTGACGCTGTCATTTCGTGCGTGCATCAAGGCCGAGACGGAATACGAAGATTTCAGCGTCAAGCCAACGGAGTACGTGCGGCTCGTCGGAGAACCAAGCATCTGGGGCGGTCCCGGCTACATCTACCAAGAAAATATGACGTTTTCTGAAGCCATGGACTGGCTGCTAGACAATCTAATCGGCCTAGATGTCGAAGAAGACACATGGAAATTGCCGGCAGTGCGCTGGCTGATGTACTGCGAGAAATACCAGTCGATTGCCACTCGAACGCTAACGGAACGGGTACTCAACGATTACGCTTACACCCACACGCTGACGCCTGACCAAGAAGTGGCACTAGCCAACGGCGATGAAATCACGATGCCGCTTGGTGGCGTGGATGGTGCGTACAGCGTCAAGCTGAAGCGGAGCTAGCCGGCACATGGCACGGAAGCGACGCACCGTCTACGTGGGCGATCAACGCTGGAAAGTTGAGCGCGTGCGGCTGCGTCACGATGATGGCCAGTGCAACTACACGACTCGCACCATCCGCATTGCCGACAAGCTGGTTGGCGTTGACCTGCTAGATACGCTGATACACGAACTGATTCACGCCCGGTGGCCGGATCTCCACGAAGACGCAGTAGCGGAGTTTGCCGAGACGCTTTCGGGCGTGATCGATGCCGAAGGATTCCGCCGGCCTGACGACCAGGAGGACTGATGAGCCTGCTGGATGACGTGATGTCTCGTGCGGCGCATGGCAGGCCCGGCTTTCGCACGTGGTTTGATCGCCTGCCCCCAGATGCCCAATCGGAGTTGGAGATCGTGCGCAACGCCTTCAATCCGGCGATTCATCAGAAACGTGCCTATTGCGTCGCAATTATTGAGGCTGCCAAGGAACGTGGCTGGGAAACCTCCGGCATACAAGGCGTCATCGCATGGCTGAACGCAAGGCCCTCATAGACAGCGTTGCGGCCAAGCTGCCAGCGCCGAAGCCTGCCGCTGATGCGGAACAGGTGACGCAGTCGCAATCTGGCGACACGCTCGAAGCCCGCAGCACCAGCCGCCGCATCAAGACGGTGGACGATCTGCTGCGGCACATTGAAGCCGACATGGCCCTGTTTGAGATCGCCGCTAGTGAAGCGACCAAATGGGAGTGCGGCGACGGCGAAGGCGGAAGCATTGAGTTGCACCGTGTATTCGTGCGGCTCAAGCCACGGGGCGGCCCGACAACGCTGGAGTGCGTGGCGGCGATGATTGCCGCGGCGAAGAAAGAACTGCGGCATATACCGAAAACGGTATATGCAAAACCGAAACGTCTGGATGGGCTCTGGCAGGTGCTGGTGGTGGCAGACACGCACTTCGGCAAATACGCCTGGGGGCGCACGACCGGCGGCGATGACTACGATTTGAGTCTCGCGGAACAACTGGTTGCCGCGGCCGGTCAGCAGCTGCTGGACGTTGGCAACGCTGCAAGGCCGGCCCGCCGCACGATCGCGTTTCTTGGTGATCTGTTTCACTACGATCGGCCAGATGGAAGTACCACCAGTGGTACACCGCTCGAGCGTGACGGCCGCCTGCAGAAGATGATCCAGGTGGGCTGCGACACGTTGCTGTCGATCGTTGAGCGGTCCGCCGCGACGGCGCCTACAGATGTCGTGATCGTCAACGGCAACCATGACGAAGTGCTGACGTGGACTTTCCAGCGCATCCTGCTCGAACGGTTCCGCAACTCAAAGTCCGTGCGCGTGAAAGAGGATTTCACCGGGCGGCAGTACCTTACGCACGGGCGGAATCTGCTGGGCTTCGCGCACGGCCACAGGGCCAAGCGAAAGTTGCCGCAGATCATGGCGCTAGAGGCTTCGCAGCACTGGGCCAAATGCCCATACCGGGAATGGCATACCGGGCATTTCCATTCACAGGCTGCGGAATGGCAGCGGCCGATTGAGACGCTCGACGGCGTGATCGTCCGCACCGCGCCTGCACTCTGCCCGCCAGACGATTGGCACAGCGTCAACGGCTTCATCGGTTCGCGGCAGGCTTGCGAAACGTTCCTCTATGACCACGACGGCGGGCTGTCGTCCATGCACGTCGCATCACCACGGCCA